CTCGCTTGTACTCCAATACCAATCATTAATAAATGTGAATATTATACTATTTGCTTTCGCATTAGCATTTGCCATAATAGGGGTCACAGCTTCGCTTGCCGGACTGTAGTTTGCCTGTGCTTTAGCTACACCTTGTCGATAGAAGTTATAAAGTCTACAAAGCTCACCTTCAGCAGGGCAGTACCAGCGTTTAGCCTTATACTGCTCATCAAGAGTACCTTCAACTGTTGGCTCGTACAAATAACAACCATACACAGCAGGGTAATAATACTCATCATAACGCCATGAATTTGTTACTGATGAGTTCTCTTCAATTATCTTTTGCATAACGTCAACTAATTCCTGCAAACTTGTTGGAATCTTTTTCTCTAAATAATAGCTGATGATTTTATCAGCATGTGCAACTACAGACTTTGTTTTTTCCTTTCCATTATAGTCTGTCTCGCAGAATCCATTGTCTAATTTTTTATAACCACTTTCTTGCAGTGGATCAAGATAAGTTTCATCGTTTATATAATTATATCGACTACCATCTGCTTTCTTTAGATTACAATCTACATTTAATATAGCCGGAATATCGAAAATCTCAGAGTCAGAATTAAACCCAACAGCTTCTCTGATAGCAACACGCTCGTCCCAATGACCATTACTACTATCTGGGTACATTCCAAATCTTATTTTTGTCATCGGAGTTGTTCTGTTTCCGGAAGGGGCTAAAGTGAGGTTTTCTTTTGCATAGATGCGCACATCGTATCCTTTTATCTTTGTCTTTACCTCTTCATCGTAGATAGTATTCCTCATAAACACCTGACCTACAATTTCTCTTGTTGCATCATAATCATCATCAAAAGTGCCATCAGAGTAAGCGAAATCTCCCACCTCTGGAATGTGACGATAAAAACCGACAGACTTTGTTGTCTCGAGTTTTCCTCCATTTATAGGAGTTGCCTCCACTTTTAAGATATGCTTCTGTTTTAGTGTTGCTTCACTTTGGCCTTTTACATGTACAATTCCAATATTATCGTCTACAAGCTGCGCATAAGGGTTAGCAGTGTCTGCAAGACTCCACCTTAAAGCAAGCTTACCGTTTCGTATCGCTATGTTATTTCCATTCTGTGGAGCTGGTATCACACTAAATTCGTAATCCTTACCAACTTCGGTCATATAATTCTGACCACTAATGGATATTCTTACGATATCTTTTAAATCATATTTGATATATAGAGCGTTGCTCTTATCGTCTATGTTGCCGTACAGAGCCACCAGGGTAAGTTTTTCGGGCAGAGTTAGATACCTATCAATTGTGGCTGTTACGAGGATTATGATACCTTTCAAAGCAGCTCTCATGGAAGCAAGGTAACTTATCATATCAACAGTACATCTTTTTCCATCAGAATCCCATCTAATATTATCAATATCAATTGTACGCAAACCTGACGGCTTAGCGACATAGATACCTGTAGCGTGGCTGAATGTATCAATCAGTTTGTTATTTCTTACAATGAACTTCTTAAGATTAGCATATCCCTCCAACGTCAGTGTTTTTAGAGATTGCTGGTTAGTTATTTCAACTCCACTAACAGTAGCAGGAAACATTACGCTTGATATTATATTCGTTTCAGGTATACTAATATCGGTAAAACTTGTCTGCCTAAGATCTACAGTTTGTAATCGTTTTAACCCCGATAAATCTATAGAGCCAGATGTAGACACAAGTCCCTTCAATGTCAATCTTTGGATATTCGGCGCAGATATAACAATACCTCCAGGACGGAATGCGGGAACACTTTTCTTTGTGTCTGAATCAACATACATCACAGAAGGTTCTGCTATAAACTCGGTGAGTCGATTCCCCTTTATAGTGAGCGTATTCGAAGGCGTCGTTGATAAATTACCCAAATTACCCAGTGAACGATAATAATTAATACCCAAAACTGCCATACCGGTATCATTTGAAGTTGTGTCTCCAAGATTAAGTGCGAAAGATTGGCCAGGAGCTACTCTAATATGAGGATCAATATTCGTTTGTCCCATCATTCCTACAGGATAGATATATTGGTGAGGTGTAACATTGAAAGTGTAATTATTATTCGACGTGGCACTATCTGGCAGGTGATAAGCTTGCATAGAGAATGAGTCTGTCGCTTCAGCAATACCAACATTACCTGTTTTACCGTCAAAGAAAGGTCCCCATGCCGCATAACTTGCCATAAGTACCAGTCTGCGCTTCATAAATTGGAGTTCGCACTGCAATAGGGAACCATTGCTCTGCGTGATAGGCTTAACGCCTCGAGCTCCAGACCCACTTGAGACAAAGCCGAGCATTTCTGGATATTCATATCGAATTCGTGCAGCCTCATTAAAGGCGGCTTCTGGAAAATAATGATGCACGTAATAAATATACTTATATAGACACCCCCATACAGAAACCTTTGACCCAGCTGTCCATCCATCAATATAATCACTCTCCTTTACAAGTCCCTCCATTACAGATAAAATCCGTTTAAGCATTGCTTGTAACTCTTTTGTATCTTCCCACATCGCTTCACAAAGATTGAATAAAACATTATTCATACCTTCGTACTTTGCTGTAGCAGAATCTCCATCGTTATATGGGTGCATTCGGTCAATGTAATACTTCTTAGTGGCACGTCCATTATTATCTATAGGTAGCAATGTGTCAACATCATCAGTATGCATCTCAAAAAGATTACATGAACGAGTTTCTCCATCTATTGTTACTTGCACTGTCTTAGGGTCGAGAACAAAGTAAGTATTTTTAGAACAGTTGTCAGTACCAGCAAGCAAATGTATTATGTGTGCATAATATAACTTTACGGAATCTACTTTGAAGTAAAATCCCATATACTTACTACAGTGTGCTACAATTGCTGCCCGAAATTCTTCATTCAACTTAGAAAACTGGCTTTGGTTAGAAGAATTCTCAAATGTTTGCTTTGTTAGCTTATCCTTTCGTAAGTCAACAATTATCCATGCTTTTGTAGCACTACTCCACAAACCAGCATCGACCCATTTATTATTTACGTGGTCGTAGCGTTTTAATCTATATGCGTCTTCTCCATCTGTACACCAATATTTCTTGAACACGTCTTTTGCTTGTTCAGACTTCTGAAACGATTCAAATGTACCTTTATAGAAGGCTATCATTGGAGCATGTAGGTACAAGAAATTCCATGTATCTTGTATAGCCTTAATGATGTTTTCTTTTGGCGTACCTTCTGCGTCGTCCTGCGTTGCCCCGGCATCAAAATCAAGACATTGCTTACCATTATAGAAGAAGCCTTCATAACTTCCTCCTCTATATGTTATACATTCTGAACAATCAGGCTCATTCCATGTGAATGGAACACGCATGTCGGTGAGGTCATAGTTATTGTCACTTCCCTCTATCATACAGAAATTAGGATGTAACTTCTTAACATAACCCCAAGTCGGTTTATCCATTTTTCCAGCTCCAAATGTGCAAGGACCGTTATAAACAGGGCTTGCTTGCCCTTCTTCTTGGTAGAAGAAAAAGAATGGTTCCGTATATTTTGACACACGGGCTGTTGAACAGGCTTCTTGCAGGCTGTTTTTCCCTACAATCTCCTTATGTAAATCGTTATATAGGTTATTTGCTCCAGTAAGATGGCTTTGCATAGAAGAAGCATAGTTGATTTTATTTACCAATTTAGATGCCAAAGGCGTTCCTTCAGAAACCTGATAACCCATACCACGATATTTGCCGTTGCCATCAATCCAACCATCAGGAACTGTAACTGAGCCATCGTCATTATAAGGATACTCTTTTGCTTCGTTCTTAACTGGATCGTATTTACCAAGATTCCCCCCATAAATACCAACAACTTTCATAGAAGTCGTTCCTCCGTCTGCAGTAGGAATATTCACGCTATGCGGTTCAGACACAACGATAGAGCTATGAAAGTCTTCGACTCTCACATTAATTGTTGCTTTTACATCCCCACATTTTGTTTGTAAGTTCGACCAGAAATAAGTATTCGCTGTTGAACCCTGTCTTGATGATTTCAACGACTTGGTTTCTTTACATATAGTGCCAGAATATTCTGGCAAATAATTCCCTTTCTTATCGAACTGTACTATTTCCCACCATCCGTTTTGTTTGGAAGTAGATTCGTGGTATGGGAGTTTACCATGCCATACAAGGCATCTTTTGCCGAGTTTTTTTACTTTTTCTATATCTACTTTGCCTGAGGTAAGAATATCGTTAGCTTTTCTTCGATTAACTTTCTCTATTGTTGTAGGTAATGTAGAGATATAGTTATTTAATACCTCCGTTGCGTCTAAGGCTGTATTTTGGTAACAGCGTATTGAATAAATATCAAGGTCTGCTCCTTTTTGCCCCAATGTAAATCCACCATTACCCATTGTTGATGTTCCGAACTCTTCTGTATCTGTAATACTGAATTTCAGCTCTCGTTCACAGTCTCCATTAACAAAAATACGAACTAATGCGATTTTTGTCGCAGAGACGGCAAGTCCCGTCGAGGCTTCAGGAACCACAACGTCACCCTTGTTCGGTGCAACTGCGTTATGAATATTGATAACCAAATGCGTTCTAACACCTTCGCTCCAGCTAAAGTCAGTTTCTGAATCAACAGTATTACTCTTAGTGAATACATTTCCAGACATTGGCTTTAGTCTCAACCCCCTAAACAATGAACCGAGAGTTTCGCAAACAGAAATAATAGGATCATCCTCATTTGTTATATTCCTTACAGCAAAGTCTAATTCAAGAGTCATTGCGGAATCTGCAGTAGTTAGAAATTGAGCAAATGGGTTATACTTAAAGTTTAACTTTGCTCCGGCAGGAATTCGAAGTATTTTCTGCTTGTCAAAATCTGATGTAACCCAACCGTCATTGACAAAACCGAAACCACGCCAGGTACTTTCTATGACAGCATTATTCGCACGTGAGTTAAGTATCTGTGCAGGATTGCTCTCAGAGTTATTACGAACTTTCGGGTTCAGTAAGAAATCTGCTCCGCTTTTTGGAGCATAACTCTCTGAGTTATCTACCGTAATAACAATATTATTCGTGTTCTGGCTCTCTTGTAAGAAGTTTATCTCACTTCCACCAGTTTCTTTGCGGTATATGCGGAGATAAGCCGAAACCGTCTTATTCTCGCCAGCTTCTATCTCTATTATTGTATTTAAGGTATTCACCTCTCCTGGAGTTACACTGTTTTCTATCTTAAAATATTCCACAGGGTTATCTGCTGGGAAATTCTCTGAATAGTCCGTTAAATAGAATATTACTGGCACTTTTGCTCCAGTATTGCTGATTGTACCATCAGAAGATACAGATGGTGAAAAAACGGAATATTGACAAATATCAGCCTGTGCATAGTTATCTGCCTTACTAATAACATTTTGGAGCATTAAATATGGCTTGTTAGCATTAACTCCTGCATCTTCCTTATTTATCATCATAAAGCGATTCACAAGCACCTCACTACTTATTGTTCCACCGAGTCCGTCTTCGCATGTCAACCATGCCTTGACCGTCCTGACACCATGCTTGAATAGCTTATAGGAATCTGTCGCATCTACAATGCTCTTAGCTATATTCGTGGAATCATCAGAAGCTGACAAAGGATAAGTAATCTCTGGCATAACAGTGTTATTACCACCAGTTATTGAAATATGAAGTACTTTAGTTACAGCTCCAAATACCATATACGAGATAGGGAAACCTCTATCCTTATAGACAGAAGCTAATAATGGCGTCTGCCAGTTAAGCTGACAGGAAAGCGATAAGTTAGCTTTAGTCACACTATTGCCAACTGCAACGTATGTGGAAGTTGCCGTTTTGATAGAGCCATCTTCGTTTGTGTAGTTGAATTGCGCACGTATACGAATTCTTTGCGAACCATTAATAAGGCAATTACTAACATCAACTGCAGTGTATGTGTTAGTATCAGTGTAATCTGTAGACGGAACAGAGGCATTTCTCGTATCCACTGTTTGCCATGTTATACCATTATCAGTACTGCGTTGTATGACAAGCAATGCTGCGGTACCCATGTTTAATCTGTCACCATTTGAAGTGCGAACAGCATGGAAACGAAGTGGTATCTCCAATTTCTCTCCTGAAACAACTATATCCTTTGTCCCTTGCAATGAAGTGAATAGGTAAGCACCATAGCTATCTCCTTGCACTGTAGAAATCGGAAGAGCCTCGTCAAAAATAAGAAGGCTTGATTCGTTATCTGGGTCAGCAATGTACTTTGCATAATCTTCCTTCTTTGCAAATCCCCACAAATGGTAATAGTTTGAAGCATCAGGAGAAGTACTCCAACATTGATACCCGACCTTAGCTTTTAAACCGTCATCATGTGATTTCAGTTTTTTCTGAAGTGATACTTCTATATCAAATCCGTCGTGTTCATCAAAATTACCTTTGACAATATCGAACTCAACGGCGTCTGCTTTAGTTTTCTTTGCCATATTTGTTTATTTATTTGTTCCTTTCCACTTATCTTTTCCTATCCAAGGACGGGAGCCTATCCAATGTCCACTTCCGAAACAGCTTCGAATGGCCTGCCATACGAGTCTTGTACCACGACGTATCTCTGCAATAGCTTTGTCGTTGAATGCAAAACTTACAATTTCCCTACCTTTGTGCAAAATCATTATTCGTCCTCCCAAATAGAATAATAGCAATCACTCTGTATAAGACCTTTTTCTCTCAATTTATCATACTCTTCTTGCGTGAAAGGACCAAGAATAACACCAAGGTCAGTAAACTTTGCCACTGTCTCCCAAGACTGCCCTTTATCTTTGGAATATTCTATTCCATCAGTTCCACGCCTTAAAATAGGCGTTATACCTTCTACTTTAGATTGAGTCTTTGAACCTCCAATCATCAAAAAGCCATCATCGCTAACCGATATTTCAAAACCTTTATTGAGGTATGCTCTGAAAAGCTCTGCGGTAATCTTGGTCGTTGTATTTCCTTCAGCAGAATGAAGAAGTATTTGGTCGGAGTTCGTAATAGCTCCAACTACTTGAAACAAATTCAACAATTGTCTTGGCGTTATATCTCCCATACTTATTGTCCTCTTTTAAATATTTCTTTCAATGCGTCGATATAAGCAGGTGTTAGAACCAACTCTGCGCACCGAGAAATAAGCATACATTCATCTTCTGTGTACTCTTCTTCCTCTTTGGAATTATATATCTTATATGCGAGCGCATGTGCAGGCAAACCTGGGATATTCGTGTAGATTGCATTAGCAAATTCATTCTTGATATCTCGTACTACACATGTATTCCTACTAAGATCAGCAAAGACTTCTATTTTTGTAAAATCTATTTTCATATTCTAAAAACTTGATAATAATTCGCAATAATATCCAGATGAAGGGTTATAACAAAGGGCGAACCTTCCCACAACGCCTCCTTGCATATATACCTTAGACTTACTGTTCTCATCATTTCGCCTTTGATACTCCCAATGCTCTTTACCAAAAGTAATTGAATCTGCAATAACACCTACACCCATTATCTTTCCACCTTCTTCTTCTGATACTGGAGTTCTTGCTTTGCATTGTGATGCTAATACTATTGTATTAGAATTCTTATCCACAACAACTGTTATCGGCACACAAAATGCCTGATTCGTATTCTTTATTCCAAGCTGCTTCCGAACATCAGATAATTTGGGATAAAAGAACATTATCTTATCAGAAGATTTATTATTGATATAAAATGTTGTTCCAAAACTTAAATCAAATACATTCGTATCTCCCTCTCTATTATATTCCATGTAACGTCCATACTCTATAATGCCTCCTGTTACGCGCAAACCACCTTGTATATGGAGTGCTATGTCCCTATTAATAACATTATCAGAAATAATTTGTACAGCAGGTCTATAAGTATCTGAAAAGGCATTCATTTTACGATAGATATACATTGCCGAAGCACAGTACGCATCGCTCTCATCTTTTGACGTAGGGTCAGAACCTCTTCCAAGACCAATCATTATATGGGCAATATCCCCAGCACTAAAATACCCTACCTGCTGTTCGAGTAGCAGGGAAGAGCTGTTAAGATATGCGAAATTAGTCTTTTCCGAACTCCACCACTTCGAATAGTCTCCAACATAGATGCCGTCTTCGCCTATAGAGAATGGTCCAATTTTTCCTTTTCTTGCGTTAATGTCTCCTTGTATAACAGCACCAGTAGCATGCAATTCCCCTTCCCGAGTCACATAAAAAGGACTCTTGGAAGGCTCTTTGCTACCAACCCACAGAGGTATGTCGGTATTTCCTAATCCTGCAACAGCTTTTCCATCTTCCCCTGTTATAGTTAACTGTGCAGACGAAAGGATCTGTACATTTGCATTCTTAGCAATAAGAAAAGTGAAAAAAGCAGATTGAGCGTTTATACTGAGTTCTTTCCACAACTTCGTATCAGAAAGTTCCGCCTGCTTTCCTGATGTATGCGTTACTACGCATTGATAAACTTTCCACCCACTGGTCATACTGCTATCAGGAACTGCCACAAAATCGAGATAATTCAAGCCGTCGGTCTCTGTCTCTTCTGCTTTTGTATCGTTCCTATAAACCTGCCCTTCTATGAATGTTTGCCAAACTCTTTGAATGCAACCATTATTTCCTTTATCACCCCTCTTTCCACTTTCTCCATCAGAAACGCAATTGATACGTTGTCTGTCAACAACATTCCCGTCTTTCATCAACAAAAATGTTGCATACGAATTTGTATTGCATACAGCCTCAGATGATATTGAAGTTGGGTTAGGAATACCAAAACCATTATCATTTAGCAGATAATTAAGTGTAAGGTTATCGTTATTTAATTCTTCAAACGTTGTAAGAATTGTTGTAGTTTCCCCGACTATCTTTTTTACCTGCATTGAAATGACCTTGTCAATGTAATCTCCATTTGCCATCAAATGAATTGTGTTGACACTTGGCATAAGCGAATACACAACACCACCCTTTCCAGCATAAGACTTATAAATCTTATACACTGTTGTCAACACAATATCGTGATTAGCCTTAAGGGTTGCAGTAACAACGATGCTTGCATTATCAGCAGTAATATTGCTTGGCTGGATAATGTGAGATTCCGGGACATACGAATAACTGATATTATGAGCTACTATGTTTATATCAAACAAAGCCCATGCGTATTCCGTTCCTTTGAACAACTGTATAGTAGTATCTTCGTAAGAACTAAGAACCGTCCCCTTGTCGTCGCAATTTAGGAAGCTCTGTTCATTTGTAAGATCAAGAACGTAGTTGGACTTACCATCAACTGTGTATTTGTTCCACAGCTTTACAGGGCTGAACGGCTGCCATACACCATTTACTTTCTTTCGCATAGAATAGAACTCGTAACGATGATTCATTCCGACCCCGCTTGGTTCATCTGTCCATCTATCAGTTTTCTTTATATTATATGGACAGAAGTTTTCTACTTGAAATTCTTTCTTAGAAGATTCATCGAGTATTGTGGGGGTGTCCATTGCGATAGGATTATCACTGTCTTCTTTCCATGAATCTTGTAAAAAGAAGACAAACTCAACTCCTTTGCCATCCACGCCATCAAGAATGACAGGCACAGTCTCTTGGTCCCAAATAAAGTCACCTTGTATCAGATAGAAAATAACGCTACTTATGTCAGTGTTTATCTGAATGGCAGAACCATAGTTATTCTTAGTTGCACCATTGTCGACTGAATACTGTATTGTCAAGCCTGCTGCGTTTACATCTTCTTCTGTCAAGATATAGTGCTTATCATCACTGCTATCACAATGAACAGCGCAGGTAATGCTTTCGATGTCAACAACGCGCGTCCCGTCTTTGAATTTAGTAAGAATCTGATCCACTGAAGGAACAAGCTGATATACATTTACATCTGCAGATTTCCTTATAGTGTGGGTAAATGTACGCTCATATTTCACACCTGCATAAACAGCTTCCCCGATGATACTAAGATTAGTTATGCTCGCAATATTATCAGGTACGCTCGTAATTTCAATATGACCTATTTTACCAGAGTCTGTTACTACTCCGGCTGTTTGAGCAATGGTAGATTTCACTTTCAATCCAGGAACTATTGCAACGGAGTCTTTTTTGTCAGATGATGATATGAGCTTTCCGGAATCTGTCTTAACACATATTTTGGACACATCAAGCAAAGTATTGTTGTGCCACATTTTCATGTCTACCACTATAGGCAGACCTATGAAGCTACGAGATTTTGTGTTCCAGCTAACAGCAGAGTTCTCGTTTGTAATATCAGCACCTATAAATGGTTCGCTTTGATGCTTGATAGTTATAGGAAAACTCTTAGTAATTGTAGCTCTCCCTTCACAATCTACGAGAATATCAACCGAACAGGACTCTATCTGGCGCATTTTGTCATAGTCAAATGATGAATCGTCTACTGTCCCTGCTATACCGTCCTTAATGTTATCGATTGCAGTGATATATAGCGTTGAATCCTTAATGAGACAAGAACAGCCATGTGGTTGTGCATAGAGTTTATAAGTGCCGGCATCAGCAGTCTCATTATCAGCGCAGACGGTGAGAATCTTATTATTATTCCTTACAGTAATGGCAGAGTGAATTCTATACAGACGATATGGGTTGCCGTTTCCATCGATATCTTCTGAATAGAGCCCGCCAACCACATTACCTACATCATCCACCGTTACAACATCAACATGTTCTGAGAAGTTGACATTATAGTTCCTGATTTTCTTTTGAAGTTCCTCAATAGTGTCGTCACCAATTTGAGCTATCTTTCCATTAAAATAAATATTGTTCAGGTAAGCAGAATAGCCGGTCATATCTGGACAACCATCGTCCTTATATGACTTCATGAGACCATCTAACTCACCTATCTGCATAGCTATGTTGGCAAAGGTATATTCCCAATCATCAACACCTCTCAAAAATTGAATGTAGCTCTTGGTAATACAAGTTGATTCTTGTCGGGTTTTATTAGTGAAGTTGCCATATCCCGCAAATTTCATAAAACGATGCGGATGTCTTCCGTACGTTCTAACTTTTTCAACCCTACCAGTATCAGAATCTGTTACCTCTTTTGTATATGGTCGAAGCGAGTATGATATAACTTCATTATACCTACCTGACACATTTGTAACGCGAAAATAACACGTAGTGAATCCTGCATGGGTCATGTTTCCTTTAAGGTCGTCCATATCCTCTGTGGAATCTTCTCCGTCCCCAAACTGATACATACCTATGCAGATGTCATCTTTCTGACAGGTTCCACCTTCACCATCTTCCAGTTTCAATTTGATTACACCTGTTGAATCAGAAAGCCTTTGAACAGACTCAACAATACCATTACACCAAGATTGTCTAAGATCTCCAGCTATATAAAGTGTTCTATTGAGGCGCATCTCCGGCACCTCAAGCCACTTTCTTAACAAAAGACTATCAAATTCTGCTTCACCATCAGAGCTTACAATTCCACCTCTACCTTGTAGACCATGTATAAATTTTGCGCCAAAATAGGTGTTTCCTATAAGATTTGAGTCTCCCTTTACAGTATCATCACCATTTATGACTTGTGAGCCAAGAATAGAAGATATAACCTCCTTTACATTGCCACCATCAGTTCCTATGAGCTGTGAGCCAGCAACGGTCAATACAGACAAAACTTGCAGCTCTTCAGCCGTAAGTTTATGATCAGTCGTATCATCACCTGTCTTTGACAAAAATGAGCTGACGATTTCATAAAGTAAGTGCCCTACACGCTGGGCTGAATTAAGCCCTTGTTCAGTTTCCTCACGAACTATGGTCGCCAGCTCTAAGAGTTTTTCTCTTGTGAGCATATTATTCTCCTATTTTTCGTATTACAATGGAATTTGTCGGAATTAATCCTGGTTTGTTTCTTTGTCGATAATACTGCGGAAATTTATCCCGTATAAAGTCCTTTACTTCGTTGAGAAACCCATTTGCAGCAGTAAGAGCATTATTATAGCAATCTGACCGTTCTTTCGACGAAATATGTGAGGAATAGGAGTTATCTTTAATAACTACCCCAGCACGTGTTAATTGGAAATCTCCGTCCATAACATATTGGGCGTATACAAAGTAGCTAATGGCCATCTTGAGTCCACTTAACATGTGAAAATCATCTCGTTTATCCGTATACTCGCCACCATTAAGAAGTATCTCCAAATTTTCATCTTTATCACTTTGCTCATTGTCCAAATACTCCAACACCTTAGCAAATAGCTTATCACCGAGAGTTGGCTTTACATTCAACCTCTCAGTTTCATATATGTATGAAAGGAGCTTATCTTCATCGACCTTACTGCTAATTGGACGACCAAGGTCTCTTATTTCTGCTGTAGTTACAATATGTTTCATTAGGCTTTACTGTGACGGTCTTTATCGTCGGTACTCTCATTGGATATGTGCTTAACAGGAAGGATAGAATAGTCTTCGGAGGGACACACCGGCTTCCCGTCATTATCTCTCATGTCCCATTTTGAGAATACCTTAGCAAAAACTCGGGAGATTTCCTTTCGTTCTTTCTCCACGTAAGAGTTATAGTAAGCAAATGCATCATTGATAGTAGTGCCACTGAATCCAAGCTTTCCAATACGAATACAATAAAACGGTTCCTGTCCAAATGCTGCATAAATACGCTCTACTGTAGAAGTTTCCGTCACCGTAAACTTAGAGTCAAAATTTTGTGACTCAAGTTTTTCAAATTTGGGAATATCTTCTTCAGCGTTTACGGTAACATCCATAATGGAACAGGCATTGGTATCTCCTTGGAATATATCGAGGTTCTGAGAGAATTCTTCTCCACCATCATTGTTTTTTGCCTCAAGTCCAGTTGTTGGGTCTATACCTAATGAGACTGCCTTCTTATGAATAAGCATACCTGCAACAAGAAAGTTGTTTCTTACATTTCGGTATTTCACATTATCAATACCGTCGTCGGTTGAAAGAGCTGTAACTATCTTGTCGTATTTAGGTTTTGGATATACGAAGCGACCATCCATAGAGTACCAAAGAACCTGTCCTTGGTATTTATCAATGCCACCACACGTCTCTATTTGGTCAAGAATAACCTCCTGATTGGTGTTGAAGACAAAGAATTCCCTTACATTTGCGTCTGTTATTTCGATACGCTTACCATTTCTCGTTTTCTTTCCCGTCCAATCGGGATGATACTTGATATGTGCAACCCTACCAAGATCATCTTCCTCTTCAAGACGACACCCTTCAAATAACATATGCTGTATTTCCACGATTTCACCCATCATATTGTAATTAATATGAAGGGCAAAACCATGAAAATGGGCGAGGTCTACGGCAATAAGATGAAGAATGTCGGAAACCGTATCTCCATGCCTATTGCAGACGAAATCACCGAAAAACTTATCCTTCAGCCCATCACCTTCTATGAATCTCTCGTAAAGTTCACAACACGTTCCGCCCGTCGGACTATTTAAAATCAATGATAGCATACGTTGCGGATACAAATTATCCTTACCGTATGACTGAATGTTCATCGACGATATATAGTGCGTATCAAAGCGTCTATGTGCTCGCTTTACGTTATTTATATTCATATCAGTGTTTTAACTTATGATAGAGTTTCTCGGAGTCCATATACTACATTTACTTTGCAGTATCGCCAGTCTTCTGCTCTTTTGCAGCTTTCTTTGCAGGAATTTCACTACCAGCGCTCTGTGCATCAGAGAGAGCTTTCTTTAGTGTTTCAACTTGTTTCAAAAGCTCTTCATTGTCATTAATAAGTGATTCCTTTGCCTCTGCGAGAGCCTCCTTTTCTGAAGTGAGAGCCTCATTCTTTGTGGTCAACTCAGCAATTTTGTCATTGAGTTCTTTTGTGGAGCCCTCAGCAACAGCCTTTTCCTCGTTCAAAGTCGAAATCTTCGCCTCCAACTCTTCGTTTTTCTTCTGTTCGTTGGCAAGGTCACTGTTGGCAGTTTCGAGAGCGGACTTAAGACTCTCGATGTTTACCTGCAATTCCTCATTACTTTTTGGTTCTGCTGATGCTTTCTCTGCAAGTAAAGTCTTACGGGCATCACAGAGTTCTTTGTAATTTTCAGGATACTTTGCAAAGAGGTCCAAACGGTTCGCATTCTCATTGAGAGCGTCCATAGCAATCTCATCAGTAAGATTCGCATTGGTGAAGACCTGCCCATTGAGAGCATGGAGAAGAACACCATTCAACAGTATGAATTTCTTTTCTTTTGGCATAATTCCTTCTTTTTTTAGTTTTGAATAAATTAATATATAGGCGTCTCTGTAGCAATTACTGCATGAAGTATTCTTGATTTGTTCTCCAAACAGAAATGCATACGTATCTTTAATAAAAAGCCTGTCAGTAGATGAGAAGCCGTTGTCATAACGCCCCCTCATCTCTAACAGTACAGCCATTGTTTCACTAAATGTTAACATTGGCAGAGTTCTTTAACCTCCAGGTACAACACTTGGAGTGATACCGCTCAATGAAGCCAGTACCTTTCGAGTTTTATCTTCATCTGTATCCCAAAGGAACAAGCCAGATGATGGAGCCTGCTGTTCCTGCAAGGTAACGCTCCAACCGCCATCAGTATCATCCGAGTTCAGATCCCGTGTAGATGCCGTCAGTTTAAGTCCTTGTTCGAAGCCATAAACTTCAAAAAGATTCTTACTGCCTGCACCAGCAAACTTGTTTTCAAGGACAACAACGAATTTACCATTCGCCAACTTGTCAATGATGTCATGAGATACTTCTGGACCACTGTTGAGGATTACGAACGCAACGGTCTTATTCCATTTTGTCCTGTAAGTACCTACAGCAGCTTCGATAGTCGTACCATTGAAAGGTGAGCCTTCTGGTACGATAATCTTGTATCCCTTTGCACCAGTGGTGAGAGCGAGAGCTGTAATCGAGTTCCCTGTGCGATTGCACTTGCCTTTGACTACATCGGCATAATTCATGATGTAGCCAGTAGTCTGGAGACCTTTCTCTGACATGTTTGTGCAATCGAACTCGATATCCTTAACTAATTTGAAATCGCATTCAGCCATTTTACAAAAGTTTTATTGGTTAGTAAGCGGCTTGGATCAGTGCATCTTCACCTACGAGGGTACCAAGTGTAGAACTTGCGTAGATGAAATTCTTACGCTCCTTGTCGCTAAATGTGAGGCTCAAAGATGCAATCTTGTCGTCGTCCTCAGTTCCAACGAACAAGTTGTTAGGAGAGCAAACAAGAGCACGATGAGGATTGTTAAGCTTGGTGCCATTGTCCTCGTACTTCTTGATCATGCGGTCCCAAACGTCAAGCACAATCATCTTCACGCCATCATACTCTGTGAGCTTGATACCTGAAGCAATCTGTTTAACACTCATAGTATACTTACCGTACTTGTCCACGAGGTCATTACGCAACGCCTTGAACAGAGAGTTGGTTGTCATGATGCAAGCCTTCTTGTCGTCAAAGATGCGAGAATCAGCATCAGAAAGCAAGTCATCAAAGAGCTGTACAGCATAACCTGAAGCTTTAGCTGCCTGTTTCTGAGCATCGTATGAAGACTCCGTATTGGCTGTAACTTTTGTTCTCTGCTTTTCATTAGCTGTACAGATAGCAAACAACTGCTTCCACAATCCGTCATTAGCAGTAAAGAGTTTAGTATTAACACCTGTGGTAATAATACCACCGCCAGCAATATCTTTTGCGGCAGTGTCACCGAACCATGTGAGACGCCAATACATATTGTTAAGAGCCTGCTTCAAAAGAGGAATAAGAACGAGGTCCCAATATGGTGTGTCCTGCAAGTCTGCACGATCTGTGCCTCCCTTTAACCCATTCTTTCCAATGGTCTCCTCGATATCCTTATAGCAAAGCTCCAATGGAACTTCCCACTCGCCAATTTTCCAAGTCTTCTCTACACCTGTAATAGAGACTTTTTCGTAATGAACGTCACAGCCTGAAGACTTGTAGCCGACATCCTGAATCTTGTCAACATAACCAAGTTTCTTTCCATTTTCTTGCTTTGACTTAGTTGTTACAACGGTATCGAGATCCGGGTCCTGGAAAGTAGATGTGAACATCAACTCACGAAGGTCGGTAATCGCACCGTTGTCTACGGTAAATTGTTCCCAATTAATCATATTGTATTCCTAATTAAATTAAACATTGGTTGATTAGATGATTATTCCATCTTGCGGTTACGCTTCTTCGCGTTAGCCTCCTTTGCTTCACGAATCATTCGCTGCGTCTTGGTTTCTTTACCATCACCCTGACCTGGAGTCTTGTGAGCTACGAACGTACGATTTTTAGTAGTAAAGGTAGACTTCATAGAAGTAACCTTATCAAGCCATTTCTTTCCGCCAGCCTTAGCAATGAGGGTAAGAATCTCTCGCTGTTCGTCAGTTGTCTGACTACCCTTTAAGGCAGTAATCTCTTCGTCCTTAGAAGCGATTTGTTTCTTGAAATCATCAATCTGAGCCTGCAGATTGTCGATGACTGCTTGCTGCTGATCTGGGGTAAGGTCTCCACCCTCATCACCTGGCTCTGAAGGTTCACTATCGTCAACCCTTGTAATGTCGGTAATGACTCCATCCTGCACAATAACGTGAGAACCATCATCCATTACGTAGTCTCCGTCTGGGTAAGCGATATCGCCTACCTGTGGGTCTCCATCTTCTCTCTCGACAGTAAATCCATCGCCAGAAGAAGATGTGATGTACTGATCGATGATCTTAATGTCGTTGATGTCTTCAATCTTTTCAACGCCAAACAACGAGCACACACGCTGTACAGCGTTGGCATCGCACTCAATCTTTCCTTTTGTCATTTCTTTGTTGTTTTTAAATTTGAACTGTTTCTTGCTGTCATTCATTTCAGGGAGTATGGACCCGATAAAACCGAGTGCCATTGCTGTCTGCATATCTATGTAAATATCCTTATCCATCAACTCACTAAGGAGTTTTCTATCAGAACCTGTACGGCTCACGTAAAGATCAAGAAGTTTTCCTGTCTCTACTCGAAGCTGCGAAGCGAGATTTCTCATTTTATCCGCTTGCTGCTCCAGCTCTTCAAAAGTCAATCGTTCGCTCCTCACTTCATACCCTGCAAGGGCGGGGTTGTGAATGCAGATGCTCGCATTGCGATATGCGTATCGCCTTTCTAAAGGTGCCGTCAATAGAATTATCGTGGCAATAGATGAGCATTTACCCTCGACAGTTGCTGATATTTTCTTATCTGTCTGGCGCAAAGCGTCATAAATGGACCACCCCTCAACACAGTCTCCACCGTCACAGTGGAGACGGATATCAATATCAGGGTCGTCTGGAGACAAATTACTAATGAAGTCGCGAATGTCTGAAAATGTAGTTGAGTCAGTGCCTGCTTCCTGCAAAACGAGCTTCTCCTGGTCATCAACTATGTCATTATAGATTTTAAGTACGGCCATAAAACAATAATTTTGTACCAAAATTACAATAACAGCTATACGAAAACAGAAATACGCAAATAAAACAACTGAAAGAGTATTTCAGTAAATACTTGCATGATTGATTAAAAAGAATTATTTTTGCCAAATAAAATAAAAAACATTTATAATTATGAGAAAACTGATAGCTTCATTATTGTTACTTGCTTCCTTGCCAATGGTAGCACAAGAAATCGTCATTGACGACGTACAGAATGGTGTTCGTTCAACTGCTACTGACTTTACAGTATGCCGCAGTGTAACCGACAAAATGGTTCTTTCTGTTGGGATAAACTCTATTATTTCCGAAGAAAAGAAAGATACGACTCTGTATTTAAGCACGAAAATAACCTTTACAAAGCCTTTAGAAATAAACAAAGGAGGAACAATTCTTCTCAAACTCTCTGACGATAGCGTTATGGAACTTCATGCTGCTACTGCTTCATCTGGAACAGTGAGGGATATCCATTCTGTAAATGGCTTCACATATAGCGACTACAGCATTACGCCATCATTTAAGATTTTGCCAGAACAATTAAACGATATCATTAAGAAGGGCGTAAAGAAAATCAGAATAGAAATTTCTCCGTCATTCTACGATAAGGAATTCAAGAAAGATAAAGTAGGTGAGGCGTTGTCTGTCAAAAGAGAACTATTAATGAAAGCCATTGCTAAATCTAAATCAATGAAAGAAGGGTTCTAAAAAGAAGGCGGACCGACACCTTACATGATGCCAGTCCGCCTTAAAAATGAACTAAACAAGAATATTATTTCAGGTCTGCTCCCAGCCTTTTAATGAGAGCATACACTGTTCTGTCTGTTATATTGTATTCATCCGACAGAACGGACGTTACATAAGCAACTTTTTCACCTCTTGCTATCATTTCTTTTGCTTTGTTAAATAGTGGAACAAATTCCACATCACGTGCGAGAATATGGTTGTCATTCATAAATTTTACAACAGCCTCATATTTTTCTAAGAATTCAGCTACTATCATAATGTATCGATATTATTAATTATTTCTACTCTTCTCTGACCCTCGTTGATATCTTCCACTGCTACAACTGGGGCAGGAATATTCTCTACACCTTGCACGATTCTGTCGGCAAATTCTCCCTGTTGAGAAACGTGGTCATTTATTCTGCTTGCTTCGAATGGTGCATTTCCTCCAATATCTCCAAATGCAGAGGTTATCGGATAAAAGTCCGACCTTTCTGAACTGATGGTTCCATTTGCCAGTCCAAATAGCTCTCGCTGATCACCTTGCGTGAAAGCTCCGGTCTTACCTGTCAATTGCTTGTGCATATTCGACTGTTGTCTTTCGTTGAGGACCATTTCGCCATCATTAACACGTATGGTGACCTGATCCATGCCATTCTTTGTTCCATGCCCATTAACAACACCTCCAGATGCAAACTTTGCTGAGTTTACAGTGGATATAGCTGTTGCAACATTGGCAATCACTGTTGCTACCGTAGTGGCTATAGCTGCAAGATTAGCAGGGAAAGGAAGAGACGATGCTGAGGCAATACCTGAAGAAATGGCTCTACCTGTATCAATGGCAATCTGTGCAAGAGTCATTATTTTGCTAATCTTTGCAAAAGCCGTATTGCTTTCTCCGATTGCAGCTGTGAGCTTTATAAGAGAATTGGTCACTGTAGCTTCTGCATCGAGTTTTGCTTTTGAACACTCTGCTTCGTAATCATCAATAGCCTTCTTACTTTCAGCATATTTCTGTCTTGCAGCAAGGAGCTCTGCTTGATACTCTTCTTCTGTCTGAGTTTCCATCTGCCCCCTTTCCTGTAACTGCTCAAGATATTCCTCGTCCGCATCTCTTCTAACTTCAAGAATTGCTTCCTGCTCTTCTCTCGTTCGATCTATTTTAAGACTCATCTCGGCTATCTCGTTCTCTACAATCTTCTGCTGCTTCTGCATCTGTTCATTCTGATAAGCATCCTCCGCTTGTGCATCTTCCTGTCGTTGCCTTTCAGTAATATCGGCTTTCTGCTTATTATAATTATCAAGGAGTGCAAGCTCTATATCCTTGCGTTGATTTATTGCATCAAGTTCGAGCTGCGTCTGTCCTTCAAGCTGAGCCTCCTTATAGCTATTTTCTATAGCTGAGATATGCTTCTGCTGCTCCTCTATCTTTTCATCGATTTCGTCGTACTGCTTTCGATAGTTTTCGTCACGCTGTTGCTTTTCAAGTCTGTACCGCTCTTCTGTTCCCTTGTGAGAGTTCTTGATACGCAATTCAAGTTCCTTAGCGTCTTCTTCTATTAATTTGTTATATCGCTCCATATACAGAGCTTCGAGCTTCTCGTCTTTTTCTTTTTCAAGTGCAAGTATCTTGTTATTGATAGCTTCTTTCGCATTTACCGTGAGTTTTTTATCCTCGTCCAGTTTCTTTCTAAGGTCTCCAATCTGCTTTCTATATTGCACAAGAACCTCTGCTCGTTGTCGCTCAAGGTTATCTGAGATTAGCTTAGTTAGCGCTTCCTGCCCCTCTTGGACAATACGATTCATTTCCTCTTGATGACGCTTCTCTTCGTTTTCTTTTTGCTTATTATCAGTCTTTTTGGTTTTAGTTTTCTTCTTGTCTTTCTTCTTAGTGGACTTTCCACCACCTCCTCCACCTCCAGTGCTTGGTCCAGATGTTGTAGCTACCTCTTGTTTGGGTTTTGCTTTAGGCTTTGGTTTCGACTGTCCATTCTGTTTTTTCGGAGGATTTTGCAGAGATTTTGCTTCACTCTTTACTGTTTTAACAACATTACTAACACCATTCTTAACGTTGTCCCATGTCTTCTTATAATAATTCTGCACAGCACTTGTAACTTGTGAGATGCCATTTTTCATTGCCGTGAAATCTAAAGTGAATAAGCCTTTGAGAGCAGTACCAACTCCACTTATAACACCTATCAGAGCTCCAAATGAATTTGCAATGTTCTTTACAACAATCTTTATTACTTCCCACGCTGCCGTAAATGACACTTTCATATATGAAATTGCAGACCTCACCAGCATAGAGTTATTATATAGATTAACCATCCATTTTATCGCTCCAGCAATAGCATTGACTAATAGTTGTAAACCTGTTTTTATAAGATTTCCAATCGTAGCCTTAAACGATCTGAACTCCTCGCTACTTGAAGTCAGCATCTCGTCAAGCTGCATAAATAACTCTAAAGCAAGAGATATGATAGCCGTAAGAATAAACGTCTTCATTGCTGCATTTGCAGTTCTTACAAACCCCTGTACTGCAACCTTAGCAGTAATCATTCCTTTTTGCCATGCAGACCCAGAAGCGTATGCTGCTGCTGTTTCTGTAGCTTTTATTTCGGCAGTCTTGGCTTTATGGAGAGCTTTTTCTGTTTCCCCAAGATGAGCTTTCTGTATTGTTAGTTTATTTTCTATGAGTCCTCTTTCCTCTGCTGACGCCGTTTCAAGTTGTCTTTTAAGAGTTTCCACATTTCTGCGTTGTGTTACTTCCTGCTGTGCGAGAGTATTCACATTTGCCGTTGCACGTTCAGCATTTGCAATCACAGAGGAACTTGATAAAGTTGCAGATTCTCTGATATGCTGCACAATCTTCACAAGGGAGAAAGCTGCAAGGATAGAACCTACGACATGAGCAAGTTCCTCAAAATTGTCGCGCACATAAGTTATTCCTGCCGTAATAGCATCAAGTGGTCCTGTCATATTCCCAGAGGCGCTATCAAATATAGTAATCAACAAACTTTCGAAAGCTGACTTAAGAGAGTCAATTGAGACCGTTACGTTAGAGTAGCTTTGCTGGAACATCCTATCCGTAGTACCGGCAGCATCAGAAACTGTTACAAGTTTTTTCTCCAGTCCATCGAGGCTATTCAGAAGTGTTAATGCTGACGGAGCTGCAAGTCGGCCGAAGACATCTCCAAGGTCACGCATTGAAGTCTTAGATTCCATGATACCACTTTCCTTCAACTTTATAAGCGTTTTGGTAAGTCCTTCTGTCCTCACGGTGTTCTGATCGATATGTATTCCATACTTATCAAAGACTGCAATCTGAGCCTTTGTTGGAGAGGTTAAGCCCATTATAATCTGCTTGAGCATCGTACCTGCCTGTGCGCCTTTAACATTGTTATCGGCAAGAACACCGAGGGCTGCATTCGTTTCCTCGAAGGAAATACCCAAAGCATACGATATAGGAGCTGTATTCTGCATCGCCTCATTCAGTCCAAGTATATTCGTAGCAGAGTTAGCTGCTGTTTTCGACATCACGTCACTTACCCTATTTGCCTGATCTACTCCCAGATGGAATGAATTTAGCATGTTCGTGGTTATATCAGCTGCATCACCCAGTCCTATGACATTTGCTTGTGCAAGGTGAAGTGTACTCTCCAAAATAGAGGTGGCATCAGACGCCGAAAGTCCATTTCTTGTTAGATTCTCCATAGCCTCTCCAGCTTCCGAAGCCGTATACCGAGTAGAACCTCCAAGACGAAGTGCCTCATCACGCATCATCTTGAATTCTTCAGTAGTGGCATTTGTTACAGCTTGAACTTTTGCCATTTGATCATTGAAAGCACGACCCACTTCCATTACCTGTTGTGAAAGTCCGGCAAAGCTCATTCCTCCAAAAACACCTGCAATAACTCCACCAAGGTTTCGCACACGTACGCCAAGAGCATCAAGAGAATTTGCTGCATCTTTGTAGTTTCCCACATTACGATAAAATCGCTGTGTAGCAAACTCCGCCTCTTTCAGTTCTGTTGTTACAGAGTTTATTTTATTTTTCAGCTCCGTCCCATGAGCACTTGATCGTTCAGCCTTACTGAGATTGTCGTACTCTTGCGTCAGTGAAGCCAAGCGTGCCCTTAGCTGCACTAAAGAGCCATTCTGCTCTTGCTGTGCCTTCATCTGATTTGTCATTTGCCTTGTAAGCATCATACTTGCATTCTGCTGCATACGGATATACTGCTGCGAAGCTGACAAAGACTTGTTATACTCCTCTCTGCTTATCAATCCGTCTTTCAACTGCTGTTTGAGTGACTTCTCCGCCTCTCGTGCGTCTTGAATATTTCTCTGATACTCGGACATCTTCTTGATGGCATCGTCATACTTGACTTTAATCTCGAGTATCTTAGTTACCGCTTCATTACTCATTGTTGTTTGCTTTAATTAGACTGTTTGGTATTTTAAGAAGTTGAACTGTACATTTACCGTCAGACTTTCTTTTTATGCTCTGTATTCCGAAATAGCTTCCATATTGTCGGAGATACACAGGAACACTCATATCAAGGTTCCCAAGTGTGAATTCGTCAAGATCCATATTGTCAGTTACCACATACGGGTGCCTAAGCATTTCTGAAAAGACCTTATACCGAGTATCCATAAGTCCGCCTTTGCTTCGGAAGGACAATTCTTCAAATGTAAGATAATCAAGTGAAGAATGTTCTGTTGTATCGGTTGTGTTCTCAACAGCTTCATTCTTGTGTCGAACTCCTATTCGTGGTTTGCATTCTTTGAAAACAAATCCCTCGACCTCCTTTGCATAAGAGGCATATTGTAGATAACCCGTACCCTTTAGTTTGACGTAATTAATAACCTTTCCTGATTCATAGAGAGGAACTTTGGCCATGCCTCGATCTGTATCGCATCCCTCAAACGGTAAAGTAAACACATCATTTTCCGTATTCAGGTATGGATCCTTGATTTCGAAGCTACCAGAATACTTCGGATTGTCTTCGTTATCTGATTTCCACCGAAGTTTATTCACTTGCGCCCAGTCACTAAGCACAAAGTCTATTGATGACGGCATGGCATAGTCATTCGTTAAAAAGTTCGACCAATCAACCGCTTTGTCAACATTGTCTATCAGGTCTCTGTAGAGAACAAGCCTCAACTTACCGTTATAAATGATAGGGTAACCCCCAACGACATAGAACACACCTTTAAGGAAATCTATGGGCTTCATTTCCGGAAAATTCGGTTCAAAATATATAGGAGTAGCATTCTGTAAGTACTCCACCTCCTGTGTTTCTTTCTGATATGGGTGTCCTTCCTTTATGCACGGGATAACTTCAATATAACTCTCATAATTCGAAGGTTCTTGATCAGTCTTCTTACTCTTCAGGTAGATTTTCTGACCACTTTCATCCATACATGGAATTGTAGCATCACCTATATAGGCTCTCTCTGCTCCGTCAATCCAGACGCGACGGCCTTGTCGTATTTCTATTACGTCCTCCCATTTATACTCACCTATATGAAGACCCTCCCAGTCACCATTACCTGGATTGTCATTATCTGAAACTTCCTCCCAATCTGTGAGATACTCAAACCTCACTTCATACCATTTTCCTTGTTCAATCCCCTGCAATATTGAAGAACTCGGAGTAGGTAATTTAACACCAACCCACTCTCCACTTATGTATGTTGCAGAAAGCGCAAGAAGTTTCGAAGCGTCTTTGTTTCCGATGCCATTTACTATTGTTAGCTTTACATTCGAGAATATCTCCGCTTCGGTCTTGTCTATTCGAGCTGCATTGATAAAAACTCTAACATGGGTTTTTATTTTATACTTCATATTTAAGAAGAAACCATACCATGCACGTATATGATTTGGTGCTTTAACTTGATGTATCCACCCTATACGCATATTATAGAAAGTCGGATACTTATAAGATTCTAATTGTGTGTGTCCTCCGCTAAATTCCGTTGCCATTGGTTCGAACACCCATCTAAACTTATTCCGTTCTTGATAGAATTCACTATCATTCATGGTTGTAATGGGGCAATACAGAGAATCCAAAAGTTTCTCTACCTTTCGCTCTTTGGTCCCGTCTTTTCTTGTGTACTCCCTCGTAAAATCGTAATCAATGTTGAACTTCTTAAATATTCTGTCCAAAAGATACGTGACTTTAAAGCTTGGAAGATAATAAAGATACCCATAAAAGTCATCACCTACAACACCATTAGAATATCGAAGACACATAATATCATCACCGTACTCACTACTAATCTGTGATTGTGCCCATTGCTCCCACATGACAAAGTTTGGAAGAGTGTCTTTACCGCAAAATAGTTCTGGCAACGTTTTGTCCTCGTCTATTATACTCTGTATCGCAGATAAGGTTCCCCACGTAAGAACTATCTTGTAATAATCTTTATCAGTTCCTATTAGATAAGCGTTTGCTGATCCAAGAACATCAATACCATTGCAATAGTATCTCGCACTCATTCGTCTTCCGAGAGATGATTTTATGCCGTTTCCAAACACATAAGCGTTATGTTCCGCAGATTCGGGAGATTCAAATATCTGCCTGTTCGTTGCGGTCATTGGTAGCTTTATAGTGTATGAATGAGAACACTTCATTTTACTGATATTGGAAAGCATTACAGATTTCCATTCGAGAGAAATGTTCGTGTCACCAATATTTACCGACTTTCCGTCGATATAAAGCATTTCGAATTGTTTCATAACATCTGAGCGTTAGTGTTTGGTAGCAGAATCTTGAATTCAAAATCTTGCATTATAGTAACCTTGCGCTTACTGGTCGAAGTATCAATAACTACTGGCTCCCAGCCAACACCTGCATCCTTGTGATACAAATCTATAACGGGGGAGGTAAGAATACTTTCCAGCATATTGAACTCAGCCTCATCGACATTCGGTGCACAGAGATTCAGTTTTGTCTCTGAAAAGAAATATTGCTGTCGTTTTATGGAACGGAAACTGTTTCCCTTCTTGTCGACATAATTCATTGTCAGCTCTTGTCCTCCGTCATCATTTTTAATTTCCTTAACACCCTTTTCAAACAACCAGTACTGAAGCCTCCCATGTCTGTCTATCCAGCGTAAGAATACACCATCAGTAGCATTGTCTTCAACGCAGGTTACTATCTGTGCACTTGTAGGGTGGAATGTATAATCGAAAGTATAATCCCATGGGGTTAATGTAGCTACCGTCCCAGTTACTGGCTCTATCTCCTGAAATGAAGCGCCATCAAATATTGACACTTTCATTGGATAGTTCTTAAACCACCGAATGACTCTTTCACCATTAAATCGCTCTCCTGGCGCTATGTTACCCCAGATAGCAATTGATGTGAATGTAAAAGTGTGCGTGCCGTCAGACACATCGACACTCACTTTCATTGAGCGCTTCTCTACGATATTATACACATCAAACATCAGTTGCAATGCACGTGAGATATTAATAATGGCAGTATGAGAGAAACACATTGTTTCTATGGGGAATGTCTTTTCTCCATTACTAACCGTAGTTACCAATGAAAGTGCAGGGCAATCCGTGACCTTTATATAGGTTGGATTAAATGCAAAGCATATCTCGTCAGGATAAGCAATATCACCCAAATCGTTAATTACTGTTCTCATTACTCTTGAATTTGTTATTGATAGTATCTATTTCCAGAGCAAGTTTCTCACCTACTCTGTCACCAATGTTACCAAGTGTCTCCTGTAGAGCTTTACTGTAAATGTCTTTCGTGACCCCTTTTCTGTGCAGAACAGTTCCTTTCTTCATGATGGTATGAGCAATTGCACCAGCAAGACTCTGTAACTTCATTTCTGAACTTAGCTTAGTACCACTTTTGGGTGTGTAGTCTGAATAGTTGATGCCCTTAGCCTCTATCCAATTCTTAATTATTTCTACAAAGTTACGAGGTACTGCTCCAGGTTTTCGCCCCCTCTGAAGGTTAAGAAAAACAGAACTTCCAAAGAGTATACCTCCAAGTTCACTCGTTTGTACAGTCAGCGATTTCATTGTACGCCCAGAAGCATTTATCCTTTCCTCAATCATCCGGCTTTGGATATTCCTCTTCAGGAGTTCCATTTCTTGCTGTAAAATACCCTTTATCGTTTCCATTATCTACGAGGGTTAGTTACACATAAAGAATGCCCTGCTGTTTCTTTCAGCGTCGGCTCAATGATAATTCCCGAATTGATACTGTCCGTGGTATCGATAGGTACCTGATACTTTACATTCCCCTGTATCGTTTCGAAATACCCAGATTTGTTCAAGGCATCTATGAAACGAAGAGAGAGTCTTTTCATTCTCTCAACAACACAATCCTCCGCCACTGCATCATCGTCATGCACCGTCTTGTCAAGAAATGCTATCGCACAATCAGGCATATCCCTTGCCTTACCATTGCGTATATCAAAAAAACCGCTGGCAGGCTGAATGAATATTATACATGGAGTCGGAACCTTATCAAGGTCTACATTAGCCTTAGTCCAGTCATTATAGATGTAGTTTACACCCTCTATGGTCTTTGCTACAGCACGAACTTTTCCTTCAACAGTTCCAAGCTGGTCTTCGTTGTCTTTTATGACAGACTCTGTTACTACATTCGTCTTTTCTTCTTTATTAGCTCTCATTATCTGTTAGATTTACGTTTATAAACTTCACGAAGCCTACGGTCATACTCCCTCAGCTCGTTATCATTTTTCATACACTTGTAGATTCTTACCCAAGGGACATTGCGAACCTCATTCTGATCCGTAATCCTCATCCTTCTTGCATACCAGTCAAGGATTCCGAATGAACCGAACTTTAACCTGTCCACTCCAGCCTGCTTTTCCTCACTGTCAAAATGCGGTTTTATTGCTTCGAATAGTTTATTGATACGTTCCACTTCCTTATTGCAGAAGTAAACAAACCATAACACTCTTTCAGCACTTTCTTTCATGATGTCTTCCTCGCTGACGCCAAGAATAACCTTACAGCAGTTCACAATAGCGAGTAACCCTGCAGAGTTGTCATGCAGATCATCGAGCTGCCCATAGGAAATCATATTTAGATTCTTAGGAGTTTCCTTTCCGCAGACAGAAACAGGGCGAGGCAGATTCTTTATAGCAGAATACTGCTCCTCCCTTTCTTCTTCGCCTGCACAGGAAAAGATAAGTGCATATCGATAAAATGGAAGATAAAGCTGTCGCTTTCTCCGTAACCGTGATATTTTGATGTATATTGCCTTAAATAATCCCATACTACTTAATTATTTGAATAAACCGTAACATTTGATTTAATGCCTTGTCCCTGTGTTTTGACTCTACGGAAATACATCGCCATGATTAGGGCGTCTAAATAGTCAGGAGAATGACCCAAAATAATCTTCATCACTTCCTTCTTGATAATGCCAAGTCTACCAGTATCACGGTCTATGTAAGCCTGTTTCAAAGCTCCGAGTTCGTCCATAATGTTCACCCTCTGGTCGGGAGTACATATAATCCTTATTGCACGCTTATTGATAAGCTCCGCAAGTTTAAACGCACACTCACTCTTCAGGCAATCATAACGTGGGTCCATAGGAGGCGAACCGCCATGAAATTCTTTGATACCCTCAAGATAAGATTCCAGAAAAGAACCCATACCGTCAGCATCGACAATAGTAAGAGAGCGTGGAATAGAATCACGTATCATGAGGTTTTTCAATTGCGTTTCTACTTCCTTTCCTGGAGAATATGTCATGTCTACAGGAATTCTGAAAACATTACCTATCGAAGAGGTACACACAAAACGGTCGTGCCCTTTTCCTGCAATATCGGCAGAGCAACTATGTGCACCCACTTCTGGCACATGCTCGTTGTGAAATAAGTCGCTTATAGCATCGAAATCACACAGTGTTGCAGGGTCATCATCGTATTCAAAATTTCCAAAATATAGGCGCTGTACCGTGACGGGGTCGGCTTGCAGGAGGTTATCAAGATAAGCCTTCTCTAAATGAGGATTATCCGTAGGAAGTGATTTTATGAATTTCCTCGTCTTACGGATTGTTCCCTCCTTGTCGGGCTTTACAAATTCATTGTATATCCAATTTCGCTTAGGATTACAAGTATACAAAGACTTTGGAATTGTATGCCACACTGTCCCGTCAGGATTCTTTCCCCTAAGAAGAGAAAATCGGCCACGAAGGACAGATACAGCCTTTTCACAAATTTGTTGAGCCTCATCAAGAAAAGCATCTGTGATTTCAAGAGAGCCAATACGATCAAACTCTGGGTCTGATGGTTTCAACTTGAGGTCGAAAAAAAAGATTTGACTACCATTTGCGAAGTTGGCAATCATATCAGTTTTGTTATAGGTAACATAATCACGAAGTCCCAGCATCTTGAGAACCTTAAAAAAGGTAACAAGCGTCGTAGTCTTTAATCGCACAGATTCTTCACGAGCTATCAGTCCTACACTGCCAGCCATCGACACCCTTCTAAGAATCTGCCAAAGACAGCCGAGAAAACTTTTTCCACCACGTGCGCCACCTCCGAACATCACCTCGTTCGTGGTGGTGTCATCCGCAGACAAGTACTTCATTGCGAGTGCTTGTTTTCTGAAAAGCTTTACCGTTACTGAATCTTGTGCCATTAAAAATATACTAAAAAGCCGAGCTTCGCGCATGCGCGCACGAGAAAGAACTATACGCTTAGTGTGGTACTGAACAGATACTATGTCAAAATCGTAAATTTGTTCGTGCCCCCGCTACTTATTCTTCTTCCGTTGTATTTCTTTTTATTCGCTGAAAAGCAAACCCCTCCTTAGGAATGAGCGTTAAGTCCAATATCTCCAGTAGCTTTTCTACATGCTCTATGTTTAATCCCCTCTTTCCTGTAAGGTAAGAAGATAAGCTGTGCATGTTAACCTCAGCGCTTGCAGCAATTTTGTTCAACGGCTGCTCCAACTCATTGATTCTCAACCTAATCTTCTGTCTCATCAATGTGTATCTTGCCTCTGGATCAACATTTGCCACTTCCACTTTAATAGAATCTGACTTTGCTGGTCTGTAGTCCTTAGGACGAATTGTGAGCCCCAAATACATCATTAGCTTTTCTACATCATCAATAGGACAGCCACGCTTTCCTGTTAGGAATGTCGAAAAGTTCTGCTGAACCAGTCCGAGGTCTTCACATATTACTTTCTTTGAGATGCCCAGTTCTTTTATTCGAAGGGCAATCTTTTCTCTAATTGGTGTCATGTCTTTATTCTGTTTTATTTTCTTGTTTAATATCAAAATGTCGTAAGAGAATATCTACTTCGTTGTCAATAATGGCGTCGTCTCTTGCTCCTATTACTTGCTTTGAAACTTCCCTCTCCTGTTCTATGATTTCGTTGATATCCTCGTCAATAGTGTTTCTTCCTATGAGGTAATAGCAGTTCACAGCATTCTTCTGTCCATTGCGGTGAGCTCTTGCTTCTGATTGTTCACAGTCAGAACACGTCCACGGGAGTTCAAGGAAGAGTTCGTGAGAGGCGGCGGTGAGCGTTACGCCACATCCTCCACTTCTGTAGTTTACAACAATGAGCCGACAGGAGGGGTTATTCTGAAAAGAATCTATGGCTCTCTGTTTCTCTTTAGCAGAGTCAGACCCTGTTACAGTAACAAGAGATGGGAAATGCTTCCTTAGTTCCGTAACAACTTCTT